AAAAACTGCTTCGTTCGCAGCAAGGGTAATAATATTATCTGCCTTCTGCGAACCTGTAAGGTTTTGACTGCCTCCGCTATGGTCATCATCGAGACTAAGCGCTAAGACCCAAACCTTTTGCGGCTTAGCTACCTGACTTCTAACCTCAACACCTAACACAGTAGGAGCGGTGGTAGGAATACCACCACCTGTATAAGCCCACCTAATCTGTAAGCGTAAGGATCGGAACTTAATAGTCGAGAGATTTGTACTAACAGTTGTCTTTGTGCCTGTTCCAGTAGTGTGAGTAACCGCCGTAGTCCATGAAGATGCTCCTTCCTTCTGATAATCAACATAGACAGTCCAACCAGTAGGCATAGTATCTACAGTTAGTAGCAAAGAAGCTAGAATCTTGTCATCAACTAAATCGAAATCATGCCAAGGAGTAATAACAGAGGCATTTTTCATGTACTGATCGGTTCGTGCTCTCCACACACCCTTGGTGGCAGCAGTAGCCTTACCGCTAAAAAATAAATCTCCCTCAAATGCCACAGGGCCGAGGGCCGGATATGTAATAGAGGCAACCTCATCATACCCAAGACAAGCCAGGCCACCAGATACTGCATCAATCTGCCACAGCGACACACCTGTGTTTGCGGCGCTTCTGTTCGCTGAGGTAAAAAAGTGATCTAGCATTCTGGCACCGTAGTCGCTAACACCAATAGCTCCTAAAGTATCACCGTTTCTAAAGCTACCAAGTGAGCCATAGTTATCTCCGCCTGGAGTAAGGTAAACCATAGTACGTTCTGTACTGTTATCCATAAAGCTACCTACCAAGTATAGCATTCCGGCGTGTGACTGAATACCTTCAGCTAAAAAGCCATTAACCCTAGCAATCTCAGCACCAAAACTAGGACCAGCCGCTGTAGTAGGAGTAATCTCCCGCACAGCAGTCGATGTTCCATTATTAAGCATGGTATAAACCTTGCCATCCAAGACGCAAATACCGCTAATAGCTTTTGGTGCATTACCTGTCTCAGTCCACGAGTCTACTAAGGTACCAGCAGCACCGCTCTTTGGAATCTCCCAAACCTTTCCACCAATGTGCCGTACAACATATACGTATGACCCAAGTTGAGTCATATATGTTGCGCCACTAGCTGTAATCAGAGTATCACTAATCTTAGTTGTGTTGCTGCCATCATACTTCCACACATTATTCGTGTTTTTTTCAATCCAGTAGATAGCTTCTCGGTCTCCACATACCTGAAGATTTGCTCCCGCTGCTGGACCAACTAGAGCTACTGCTGCTCCCCACTTCTTATTGGTAATATCCCACTGGTAGGCGTTTGCAGCATTAAGGTCAATCCCCCACAGTCCATCCATCGCAGGAGCAATGCCTAGCGATAAGGCAAAGTCAGCAGCACCTGTGCTGTCTTGTGTGTTCTCCACATAGTAACCTGGTGAAATCTCACCCGGTTCAGAAAACGCACGTACACCATTTAGCTGCCAAGATCGCCCTGGCTCAGTAAAGTTAAACTTCTTTTTCCCTTCCCCTCCTGACCAGTCTGTAATGTTCCACATGAGAACATCGGCCCTCATCTGAAACTTCTGGGTCTTTTCGCCAACTACAGTTACTGCATTGGCTGGACGAAGAGGCTTTCCCTGTAAGATATACGGTTCTTGATCTCCACTAGTCTGTGCCTTGTATAGGTAGGTTCCTAGCTTAAAGTGATGAGTAGTGTCAATCACTAGGAGCGCCACCGCCTAGCCCGTTTAGTACGTACACTTCCAGGTTGCTGCCGACGAATAACCCCCAGACGAGCAGCCTCAGCACGAGCCTTGATAAAGAACTCGCCCTGGAACCAACGTCCGTCACGAGCATACTGTCCTGGCTGTACTGTGCGATCGGTTCTCGCTCCAGGATCTTGTGTAGACGGAGTAATGGCATGACCAAGCATTCTAGTAACCACACCGAGCACGACAATTTCTTCCTGCTCAGTACTTAACTCGGTAACATCAGCAGGATCTTTAGCGTAGGTATAGTACACAAACTCACCAGCAACTCTATCACCCTTAGAGAGTAGGGTTACCCCCACAATCGAACTCCATACAGCAGGAGTTGAGGACAGTTTCGCTCGCATGTTAAATGGTAATGCAATAGGCTCTTGAGTAGTATCTTCAGGATAATAAACACTTAGCACCCCATACAGTGATGAGACATTTGTCTCGCCAAGGTTATAGTAATACTGATTATCAACCATAGTTAAGGTACCATAGCCAAAGCCATGGATACCCCATGCCTGTAGATTTGTGATTGATTCGGTAGTTGCCTCGTCTACCTGCTTTTGTGAGAAACGAGGACTCTTACGGATTAGATCATCAGCCCCACTTGAAGCAGCTTTAGTAGTATTGCGATATCCACGAACTACAGTAAGGACATTACCCGCCTTAGATAACACCAAAGATTGTTCTCCGGTAAGGCTATTCTCAAGGATATCTCCTGTATCCCAATATGTCCCATCTAAAACTGTGATAGAGGTTGTTACATTATCGTACGCAGCCCCTAGAATAGACTCAAATGGTCGTGCAATTGACGGTCCGCCGTAGACGTAATCATAGATTCGTTCTCGGATTGCAGTAGCTGTTGCCATAACATACAGCTTACCATATTACTGAATTCTTAGAGAGATATCTTGCATAGTATTTCCGCCAAAACGATTTCGATTAATTAGAGTAACTCGTTCAACAATAACCTGTCGACAGTAATCATATACCTGTGCCTTTGTACACGGATAAAGCTTAGTTGCAGGATTAGGCTGAAAATGCTCAGGAGAACCGGCAGGTAATGACGGAGTACCGTCTCTAAATGGATTATAGCGAGGGTCTTTAGGCCCCCTATTCCAGTAATACTTATAAAGACGATCAGCTAGAATAGCTACTAGCTTCTCTCTGTCTGCTGTTCCAAGTGGTACAGGAGTCTCTTTACCTTCAACCTCAAGAGGCTCTACGTCATCTTGCTTAGTATACTCTACACCAGGAACTTCGGAAAGAGGTACAGTCTTAACAACAGCACCCTCTGTATCACGAAAAACAATAACAGGATCAGGAGAGACAAAAAACCCTTCTCCCCAATCCTCTTGCCCTTCTGCTACCTGGTCTAGAAACTGACGTTTAGGCAGATGTGAATCCCCAAGAGTTGTATCTGTAATATCACGAACAGATCCCTCTTCAAGAACTACACCAGGGCCTTCTACATCACCTTTCCCAAAGTCCCGATCACCAGGAATCAGGATTTTTTTTTCTTCCATTAAACGCCCCAGGTACGAGTGGTTGTAACCCCAGCTTCCATGAGACCCCGAGTAATATTAGCTGCATCCTTGAACCTATTAGGCATAGTATGCATAGCATGACGCTCGGAACAAAAACCAGAACTAGATCCCTGTGCCCAACAACCCCAGGCCGCACAGTACACAGGAATTAGTGTACTCCAGTCAATCAAAAGAAAGATTCCTTTACGGACATATCTCCGCAAACCGATAGCATCCTCTGGATCACCACCAGCAGTGTTTTGAATCTGATCCTCAAAGCCAAGCTGAACCAAGCGACCATCCTTATGGATAGCCTTAACTGTATACAACCGTTTCTTGGGCAAGTTCCTGTTTGGGCGATCAAACATCAAGTGAACAACACGATCAGGATCAATGATAAATTCTTGTTCGCTAGAGTACCCGACAATATCGGTTCCTTCTGGGATAGTAGCTCCAAAGCCACTTGGCCCATAGAACTCAAAATCATCACCATGCACTTCAGCAGGATACGGAATATCAGACTCGGTTAACTTGTACCGGGTACCAACCCCTCCAGTACGCCGAAGAACTCCGACTCCCTTGACGTTATCTGCTTCTTTAGCCATCTTTTCCTTACGAGCGGCAGCAGAGGCTTCAGCAACCTCTACCATTTCCTTATCTACTAGATCTTTGGCTTGTACTTTCTTTTCTGGAGTCATGATCCATCCTTTATAAAACGCCGTGTGTTCGTGAGAGCGGGTGTATGGCCCCGTCTCTCGATTTAGTCCTTCGCCATACCTCAGGGTGATCCTTTAACGGCGATCCACCTTCCACCAAATTGCTTACGACTTACGCATCTGTGGTAGCTGAGACCCCAGCACTATCTTCAACCTCACCGACACCATACATTGTACTGACTACCAGCACCCACCCACGAATGGGAATCCAACGCATCGCCTCAACACGAGACGCATAGTTTTGGACCATAGCCAAGGCATAATCCCTGATGAACAGGGAACCTGCACGGTCCGCACCAACGTTAGCAGTTGGGATATTGGTAGTCTGGAAAATGTCAATACCAAACCAAGAACCGAAATAGCCTGCTTGGGCCTTTCCAATCCTTCCTTCAGTAGAGTTAGTGTAGATACTCGCAGTATCTGCCTCTAGCTCGGTTCTAATATCAGCAGTCTGACGTGGATGAAGAACACCCACAATAGAACCTAGTCCGGCAGCATCAGCGACTTCCAGATTGTAGATAGCATCAAGGAAATTGGTCAGCGCAATGTTAACGCCTGTGCTACCAACTGGGGTTGAAAAACCCGAGAAGAGTGCACAAATATCAACATCAATCTTATCCCCAATAGCCCTACCAAGCTGCTTCAGACGAGCACCATGAGCCGCTGGAATATCCGAAAGTTCCAGAACATCGGTAATGGTAGCCTGAATAGCAACCTCGGAAGAAGTCACTGTTACACTAGCAGTGGTCAGAGCAGTGTTGGTTGTTTCAACACCCTCAGCAACCGCAGCAGCAGTAAACTTATCAGCCTTGGGAATCTTCACAGCACTCGAAGCTTCACCGCTAACATCATAGAAATCCAGCAATGCTGGAGTAACTACGATAGCCATAAGAGCGTCTTTGACTTCATCTTGGATGATAGCCGTATAAGACACGTCGTTATACGTAGCAGTAGTAGTCGGGTTTGTTGCAAAATCCGTTGCCATCTATATCACTCCTTTCTTTTTATTTTAGGTGGTCTGTTCTCAAGACTATTCAGGCTTAGAGGCGTAGGGGTTGTCTCCATGCACCAGGCTAGATCCAGCCGGTGCAAAACCTTCCCCTGAAACAGATACTCTGCCGCTGGCGACGGCAGCCTTAGCAGCAGCCGGATCGGTTCTATAAAGAGATTGCCACTCTTTGCGGGTCATTTTCTCGGTATCAGCAGCGCCAGCACCACCGTCACCAGAACGTGAACCACCACCTGCCAAGGCAGCAAGGTCTTCTGAACCATCCTCTACTGTAGACGTATCGTCCTCCACAACCTTGGGAGTATCACTTGAACTGACTTGCGCTAGACCAAAGCTATTAGCAAATGAAGTTACAGCCTCAACTGTAATATCACCCTCAGGGTTATTAGCTGCAAAGAGGTCTCCGTGCTTTGGGTTATAGCCCTCCGCCCTAAATGCCTCTCGTGCATCTCGTACCCTAAGGTTGCCAGATAACTCGGTTACCTGCTTCGTCAACCCTGCCTTATCCTTCGACAGTCTTTCAATTGTCTCCCGCATTTGCGGAATCGTCTCTTCGCTCATGAATCCTCCTGAGCTTCCTATTGCCGCTGATACCCAGGATTTACGGCGTTCGGTTCGGTTACCTGGGAATACCAAACGTTGTTTCGTGATCTATAGTAACACATTACGATCCTTCACGTAGATTAGAAAGACTTTGGGCCTTAGGCGTACCCGACGGAGTAAAGCCTACAAACGGTTTAACCTGACTTGATAACGATTTACGAGCCGCAGACACCGCACGCTGTAGATTTTCCTGTAGCGTAGCGGCACTTGTACCAGACTGCGGTGCTCTTCCTAGAGCGAGATCAATCAAATCCTCCTGATTAATACTAAACTGGTTTAAGTCAACTTCTCGCCTAAACTTCAGCAAAAGCTGAGCAGCAGACTGGAAACCAGAAGTAGCATCAGCCAATGATGTAGCTCCCTCTGTCTCTAAAGCAAATGCCATTGCATCCTCAGCCGAGAATGCACTGCTAAGTCCGGCCTTTGATGCCGCCTCAGCAAATGAGGATGCCTCCCACACATCATAAATATCAGCAGGAGCAGTACCTGCTACAAAATCAAACATATCCTGAATGTCAGTGATAGGAGGCTTATTCTGCTCAGCCAGAATACTGTTAAACGCCTGCATTGCAGGAGCATACTTTTGCATTCGGTCAAAAACCTGCACACTCTTAGAAACTGTAGTCAATGAATATCCTTTCTTAAGCAACCCAGCAATCACAGGTGGAGTCACTGTCCCAGGATCTTGTCCAATACTTTTAATAGATGCCTTAACTCCTGCCTCAAACTCCAGGAAACCACCGATAGCTTCTTTTAGAGTCAAGTTTCCATCAGCTTGAAGTTTCTTGATCCCAGGAAAACGAGACTTAAATCCAGCAGTCTCCGAAATCTTACTAAGTAGCCAGTCCTGAGACTTACCCTCAGCCTGTGCAATATATACCAAATCTAATACATTCTTATCTTGCTTTGCCCATTCAGGCAACACTCCTTCATCAAGGCCAAGAGCAGTGACTCGCTGAACCTCGGATTCAAAGGAACCTTTCCCTTCCATCGCAGAAATGTTACCACCAAATGTATTACTATTCTCACCCAACAAGGATGTTAGATTTCTTCTGGTAAAATCTACAGGACGTTTACCTAGACCAAACAAAGCATCTAGCTGCTCTGGCCTAGCCTCAAACAGCAATGTCCTGTTTGAGTTGGGTAAGCCATATCCAACATACCATTTACCTGAAGACTCGTCAAAATACCAGTCCATTTTCTTAGCTGTAAGAATAGTCAATTGTGTTTTTGGGTCAGGACCGCCACCGCCAACACCAGTTTTTGCCTTATCTTCCTTACCTGCTGTCGTGCCTGGACCTGTTACCACTCCACCAGAATCAGAAGTTGTGAAGAAATCTGAAAAGGATGTAGCACCACTCGCTAGATCAGCAGCAGTTTTCTCATCAACTCCCAGGGTTGTTTGAATATCCGTAGGCGATACAATAGAAGTAAACATATCGTTACGAATCTCTTGACCCGTACGACCGTCACCACTTGAAACCTCAGTAATCCACCCTGTAATACGCTCTGGTGTGATCTCTGGAAGCTTATCTGGAAATGTAGTTGCAATGCGTTGAATAGCAAACCGAATAGGATCAAACTCTGTTCCAGGCGGAACCTGAGCTAGCAGTGAATTCACACTTCCGTCCATAACGGCAGGAACTGTATCGTTATTAACTCCTGTTGGTTGATCGGGCTGGTAAGCAGTAGGCATTATCCTTTGAGGATATCAGTTAATCCTCTCATCCTCCCTTCAAGCTCATTAATAAACGGAGCACTACCAGTCACAGCATCAGTACGCTTAAGTCGCTGTGCAAAAGAGGTAGGATCTGCCCCAAACTGAGCACCGCCGACTGCAATATCGGCAGCCTGATTTGGTGCAACAACCTGTCTAGCTGTGTTAAAGAACGGAGTTAAGAAAGCTTCTTCGCTAAGACTAGGATCTTTACCTTGGTAGATAGAAGCATAGCGAGCAGTGTCACGAGCCTTGTTTTTGATAAAGGTTGTAAAGTCAATCTTCTTTTCACCCTTACTTCCAACAACAGCTTCAATATATGACCTAGCCATAGCCCGACCATCGGCTGGCTCAGTTAATAGCATACTTCGCCAAATATTATTCGCCTCATCCGAAAGCTGATTAAGGTCAAACCTGTTTCTAATATCAGCGGCTGTTGGGCCTCTAGAACCACCGGATTTTCTAACGCCCTCTCCAGAAACACCAAAGTCACCAAGATCACTGTAGGTACTTTTATAGTAGGTCCAGATCTTTCGCACCAGTTCATTAAACCCATTCACGTCTTTGGTATAGTACTCTCCGCCCATTGATAAAGCCGAGGGTCCAAGCTGTCCGATAAAAGGAGTATTTTGTAAAGCTGCCTTCATCTTATCTGCTTGCTGCACAGTCGAGTCAAACAAACTAAGTGCGCCACTCCAGTTATTCTCAAAAAGGTTTTGCATGGTTTGCTGAGACTGGCCCAATGAATTACCCTGTACCAGCAGTTCCCTCAAAATAGAGGACTGAAGGTTACCTAAAATTGCAGCATTATCAACCTCAAACTGATTATAAAAATCAGTGTTATCTCCACCCAGAACAAAAGTTGGAGCACCTGTACCCGAAACACCAGTAGGACCTAAAGCATCTCCAGCAAGAGAAGATGTAAGGTCTCCCTTATTAAGCTTGTTCTGCTCAACAATCCGATCAGCATTAGTGAATTGAGGCATTAGGATGCACCACCAGAGGGGTCTCTATTTGGCAGTAATTCATCTGGGAAATAAAACGGGGAGTCACCAATCCACAGCCAAGCTAATTCTCGGCCATATGGATCTACTACTCCAAAAGGATCTGGTTGTCTCACAAGATAAATTCTATCATTATTTGCTAAGGCCGTTTGAAGCGCATCAGTAAGGCGGGTTCGATCGGTAATAGCACCGCTATCATCAATACCAAAATCTCGTGCTCTTACTCCTAACAACCTAACTTCGTGATATGTTTGTGCTCCTGCACGATTACGCACCACCAATGAGTCTCCATCAATTACCTTCTTGATGAAAGGCTGATAAGCATCATTACTAACCTCACCATCTACCTGCCAAGGGGCAGGCTCTGGTGGAGTCCACTCTAGAGGACCAAAGGTACGCTTATACGCAACCTTCCAGATTTGATTCCAATCAACATTAGTAGAACCTGCTGCTGAAGTTCGCAACTCCATAAAGCGCTGCTGAACCTTAACCTGCTCAGGACCAGGAATACCAAGTGGAGTTTCTCGATAACGACTATCAATGTTATCGGCAAATGTCAGGAACTGAATAACCTTACTTCCCCACTTAGAATCAAATGCCGGATTATACCCAACTGAGCGCATATACTGATCTGCTGCTGTGCGAGCGGCTCCCCTACTACCAATATAGGCATTATAGGAAGGAGCAACAAAGAATGACAACGGGTTCTGTGTAGCAACTACAGCTTTCTGAACCGCATTATAAAGCTGTAAGCCATTCATCCCATTACTAAGATCAATACCAAACACATTTGCCAGTGATCGTGTCTCAGAGCTAAAGTCACCACTAGCAAAAGTTACATTTTTGAATCTACCAGAAAGCTGTGAAGGATCAACCCCAGGAAAAGAGGTACCCCAAGCCTTTTCCTTTGACGGCACATTGATAAACTTCTTAAGCTTAGCAAAGTCCGTATCCTTACCGTTCTCCTGTGCAATCTTTGCGGCATCAGCAATAAACTTCTCAAAATCTCCTTCTCTGCTTCCCCAAGCTTCCCACAGTTCCTTAGGAGACCTAATATCAAACTGCTGTGCAAGCCAAGGAGCTTCATCTAACAAGCGCTGAAGCAAGACCTTTGTATCCCCGCCAACTACTCCGTCCCACAGGGCTGTATTAACAGACTGAGCAGTAAACTCATAAATCTGTTTAGCTGCATTACGACGTGAGGCATAGTAAAGGCCAATGATACGACGCATCCGCTCCACAGGCTCAAGCGGTCTGATATACCCAACCTTCAGATAGATCTCATGGCGGGCTAGTCCACTCTTAGAGCCATCTGAACGATAAGCTACCTCGGTTCCTGGGAGGTTATCTGTAAACGCCTTATCTGACCAGGCCCAAGTAGAAACTAAATTCACAGCCAACTGTGGTGTTTCAGCAACCATTCGATCTCGTTGCCACTGAGGCAGACGAAAGAATGCTTTTCTGACATCACCAGCAAATTTCTTACGCTCTTCTGGGGTAGCTGCCTCTGCATCAAATGTCCCACTACCTGCTAGCTCTGAGTACTTGGCCCCTGCATCCAACCAAACCCCCCACAGGGTATCCAGGTCTCCTGAAAAAGTATTGTTTGTCGGTAAGGCAAATCGTGTAATGATCTTTGACATATCACTAGCAGCAGCCTTCTTATCGGCTTCTAGCGACAAGCTAGACAAGAAGAGATCAATGGCATTTGCATCGGTGAGAGACTGTAGATCTTCCCAGACTTTTGGATCTGCCATAACAACAGATGCCATTCTTGTACGGTTAACCTCACGGCTGATGGACCCGAACATAGTTGACACAGGCTTAAAGGAACCGCCCCGGAAGTATGAGAACATATCAAGAGCCATACTCACTGCCTTGCTCGTTGCCCCACCACCTGCAATACGCTGAATAGCTGAAAGAGCTACATCGGGGTTACCGTAGTTAGCACCAGGAACAAAGTCTCCTAAGGAGTCTAGCCAGCTTTGGTACTTTTCAGGTTCCTTCACAGGATCAATTGCCTTGGTAAGAACCAGGTCTAACATGAACATAGGCACGAAGCCAAACCCCGGGAGAATAGTCCCAAAGGCATTTTTGCCACCAGTAGGCAAAAACAACAAAGGAGATACATCTGTCCGCTCTGAACCTGGGAACAGCCCCTGTGCCTGTCCACCAGTGGTTCCAGTCCAGCCTCGATCAATAGTAAAGTTCGTGGCAGCTAAACGTGAAATCAATGAGAAAGGCCGTGGGTTAATCATATCTCGTGCAGTAACTAGTGACTGTAAGTTAAAAGCGTTAGCCTCATTCATCTGCCCCCGGTAGTACGGACGGCGAATCATCTCTCTGCCCCAATACCCAGCCATATCAGCCCATGGCTTAGCAAATGGGAAAACACCAGTAATAGACCCTCCTGCCCTAGAACCTCGCTCTGCCTGATAAAGTACATGATCTAGCTCAGTATCAACAACCTTCTGTACTAAATCATCAACATAAGATTCTGGAATAATACCTCGTGCAAGAGCTTGTTCTTGAATAAAAGCACGGGCGCCCGTACTATTGATATTACCAAAGCCCTTCAACTCCAAAGCCTGTGCAATCTCAAGATCAGTCATAATTCGTTTATTTTGGGTTGCAAACAAAGCCTCTAGCCTAGATCTTTCTGACTTGGCTACAATCTGTGCCAAAAACCCACGCCTATAATTTACTGGATCAAGGAAGGCACGATCAAAGAACGCACTTGCAGCCCTAGAAACAACATTATATCTTGCCGGAGCATGACGCTGTGTTCCCCTAACAGCATCCATATGATCGTAAACCCACCCAGGAAGGTTGATAGGCTTTCCGCCAACATCATCCATCCGTGCTGCGGTCTCCTTGAACGCAGCCATTACCTCAGCAAACTTTCCATTCTGTTTCGCTTTGTTTAAGAGAACTTTTTCAAGAATATTTTTCCATCCATTATACGCATCATCCACGCTACTTAGCATTGTTGATCTAGGTGCGCCGTTTGTGCCTCGTTCGATAACTGTTGCATTACGATACAAACCACCATCATTCCCGAAGAACCACTCAGTGAACGCTTTCTTGCTTTTCAGAAATGCCCTAAATCCTGTGTTTGCAAACAAGCCACCAAAATACTGTTGAGCAGCATCTCTGAAACCAGCATCCTCTGGAAAGATATCTGTCCAGCCTAAACCAGCGTCGTCATAAAAGATTCTCTCAAACTGTCTACTTCGCAAAGAAAACTCTGCCAAGTCTTCTAGCCTCGCCTGCACCCGGGGGTTTAGTGCAGAAGATTTTTCAACTGAGTCTCGTCCAAGCGCCCTAGTAACAATTCCATTACTCCCGATATCCTGCCCACGTAGTGCATATTGAACTCTTCCCTCTAAGAATAAAGCCCTATCACCAAGCCAGCGCTTTACAGCAGGTGCTCCACCCTCATGCATAATACGCACAAGTTCGTCACCAGAAACTGTCATAGCAGTAGCAACACTAAAGACCTTATCCATAACCCATAGCTTTGTAAATGCATGAGCAGCTTCTCGAACAGCATTCCCTGTCACAGTTTGAGTAAACCGGATATAAGCTTTTCCGCTAACTGTTGCTGCCCCAATAAGTTCTAGTGGTGACAAAGGAGTTTCAACAGATACAGGCAACTTAAGATGACTGTTTAGAAAAGAGGCAAGTCTCTGAGGATTCTCAATACCTGCTTGTTCTGCTACATACGCTAGATCCTCAGAAAGCCAGTCTTTCTCGCTAAAGTTATCTGGAGTTGTCGCTTGTCTACGCCCTCTTCCCTTAGCCAGCTTCTCCCAAGGAACCATGCCTGTTTCTGGATTAACATCACCTTTCCACTTTGGTGCAATCTCGGTACGATTAAAATCATCCCACATTCCCTTAATAAGTTTTTCTAGTTGGGTAGTATCTACAGGAGTTTCTAGGCTTTTATGAATTTCTAAAGCCTTAACCTCAAAGCTAGCTCGTTCATCAGCTAAGGCCTTTCTTAGCTGTAGCCGATTAGCCTTAATTGCCTGAACACCTTGCTCAGCACCTTCTTTCAGAGAAGCAGTTCTAATAGCACTATCCCAAGCCCCGCCAGCAAGATCCTCCATAGCCTGAATAGATTTAAGTTGAGGTACCAGTACACTAAGCTTAGCTTGATTATCACCCACAACCCGAGATGCACTTCTCTGATACTCCATAAACTGTGACATCCACTCATCAACCTTACCAAGGTTATTACCCCAGATACGCACAACCTGATCGACAATTGTGTCCATAGCCCCAGGTCCAACTAAGCGTAACCTAGTAACGGTATTCGCCTGAGTCATAAATCGTCTAATTTCCTGCGGCATGTTTGTCTTAATCGCATTCCTGATACGGCCCCTTGTAGTAGCAGTCATAGCAGAACGCATTCTAGAAGGACTAGCTCCGTTTTCTACTGCTCGTCGCATGATCGAGGCAATACGCTCAGAAGATACAGGCCCAAGCAACACATCCCTAGGCAACAGTCGATCTGGTCTAACACTAACCTCACCAGATCCAAGTTTCTTTAGTGAAGTAACTTGACTTGAGTCACCAAGAAAATCACTTAGAGGGATACCCTTAGTAGCAAGGTTTCCTTGTGCTGTCTCAAGAAGCTTCTTAGCATAAGACTGAATAAAAGCAAGACCATCATCAGAGAGAGAACCTGATAATCCAGCCTGAAGTACAAAATTATCACCTTTCTTGGCAGCAAAGTCAAACAACTCAGACATAATTCCCTGCTTACGTGATCCCTCCTTTACTCCAATACTGATACCACCAGGGGCATCAATAACATTACCCGTTTTTCCTGAAACAGCTGCCATAACTTTACCTGAATCATCAACAACATAGTATAGAACAACATTATCTGCAAAGCCCTCAGCAATAACCTTTACCCCTAAAGTAGTTCCGTCTTTAAGTGTAACTGTACCTACATCAGCACCCAGGCCTCTTGTCTCACCTACAGAAGAAGCGATACCCATAACAGAAGAAGCAGTATCCTCATTAGCACCAGCAACCCTACCTGCTTGCAGTTTAGTTTGAAAAGATAAATCTTTGTTTGCCAAAGCAGCAATGCGAGCAGACTCAGCCTCACTAAAGCCCTTAATAACCGTATTACCAGCAGCCGCATCATCCACCACTCGAAGAGTAATCGGCATATGCGAAATTCCTGCCTTTTCAGAAGCCACTAACCTCTTAACGCCATCAGACATATGAATAGTATTATCAGCCCTAGAAACAGTAATCGTACCAGGCTCAGCAAAACCGTTTCTTTTAATGTTCTCGCCTAAAGTAGTAAAGTGTTTTTGAAATACAGATAAATCATCTGTTTTCCATAAAGCCTTAAGTGCATCATCACTAACCAAACGCCGAAGAGCAGAAACCTTCACTTCCATAGCAGACTGTCCTGACCGATGAAGTGCCCAATCTCTCCTTGGCAAAATCTTAGTTTGAAGACCAGTTTCGTCTAACAACTCACCCCAATACTTCGCCCCAAGAAACTCAGCAATATGATAAAAGGAACCAGTTGACCTACTAGGAGAACGAGCAAAATCTACCATATCGTTAAGTACTTGACGACCAACAGCAGACTCAGTAAACCGAAGAGCATCTTCTGCAACCGCTGCCCCGCCCTTAGCTCCAGCAAAACGAGGTCCTAAGAGATAAGTAAATGGATCAGCCACAATCCCGCCAGTAAGGTCTAGTACCAAACCAAGCAAAGAGCCATCAATACCCAAGGCCCCAGATGGACTAAAGCCTGCTCGTTCTGTGGCCTTACCAACCTCATTCCAAAGCTTAACAAACTGTCCGTTTGTTACCTCATCCCAATAGTCTTGCTGAGTTAGCAAAATAGTAGCACTCGTCGCAATACGCATTGGACCATTACGGCCCCACATGGACAAAATATCTAAAACCTCATTAGAAAACCGAAAGTCTCTCTCCCTCAAGTCGGTAATCATCAGATCTTCATTTGCACGTACGTTTTTTACCCAATCCTGTAGCTGTGCCTGAACCTCTGGTGTGTCTTGAATTGCTGCACTAAAGAAGCCCTGTGCCATAATCTCATTCCCACTAGCCATAGCCAGCAGCTTCTTGTACTCATCAGGCTTATTCGTCTTAAGCTCATCCCAGGCTACCTCAGTACTAGTAGTCGCTGCATTCTGCATCAGCTTTGTGTCAGACTCATTCATTTGAGACTTGTACTCAGCAACCAATTCATCGGTTTTTGCCTGATGTCTATTCACAAAATATGCATTAGGTGAAAGGGGCTTGTAGCCAAAGATAGAAGGTCCGACATCGCTACCAGGAATAACCTCATCAGCAAGCCATAGCAATCCGCCAACTCCTTCAGCTACCATACTTACCCCAGCCCCAAAGGCTCCTGTTCCTGACTTAAACAAGGAAGCAAAGATACCATCACTATTCAAAATTTTTGCTGGATCTCCATTGCCCAAAAGCTCTTTCTTAACATTAGCTTCCCACTCATCAGCCTTTGACTGGATATACCGCTCAACAGTTTCACCAGTCTTCTCTGTAGAGAGCTTATTCTTAGGTCCCTTTGGAGCAGTCTTAGAAACAAGACTCTCCAGCATTCCCTGTGGTGTTGAAGAAGATGCAACTCGATGAGTTAGTTGAGTTCTAAGTTGGCTAACAAAAGCCTCTCGACCAATAGAGATCTGCTCAGCATAAAGCTTATCTCGCTGACCAGTAAACTCTAGAAACACATTCTCCCTAATCTTTGTGCGGTCTACTCCTGTACCAGCTTCTTGCTGTGCACGTAAATTCTCATAAGCCTTTTTCTTACCAAGCACCAAGGAGTCAAAACCAGTACCCAGATTCTTAAAAAATGTATTACCTCTCAGAGCCTGTTCATAACGCCGACTAGTTTCATCTTCAATAGAAGCCAAGAAGCGCTGGTGACTAGCCATAGATTCTTGACGTGTTTGCAACCAATCATAATCAATACCTAAGCTAGGATCTGCAAACATCTTAAGATCGTCCAAATTATACTTAAGGAAATACTCCATAGGAGGCGGATCTCCATTTGGTGCGCTGTAGTATGCGTTTTCCATCTCACGAGCAAACTGACCGGAAGATGTAATACGCTGCTGCTGAACACCTACACTATCTAGCGCAAAGGAACTATCAGCACCAAGAAAACTACCTGTGGAATCAGGCTTAGGAACAGCCGTAGGATCACCCTGAAACATATCTGGAATCCTAGACCCACCACCCACTACCTTTGGTGATTGTCCCATCCCCAAAGACCCAAACACATCTTGCACACCCTGTGTGATCTTAGGAGCCATAACCTGAAACTGCTGAAGCTTACGAGCCTGTTCCCAGGCCTTTACTTCTTCACCTTGTTTCTTAATCTTTGTATGACGACTAGTTACATAATCTTCAACAAACTGGTCTAGGGCATCACTCATTATACAGACTCCCCTGTGAGCAAGCGTAAACCATTACGAGCAAAGGCACGAAGCACAGGCGAACTAGCCTGAGTTGCGATTTCTTGAAGCTTGACAACCCGAGGATCTTGAACATCCCCAGAAGGCGTTACACCAGGCCCCACAGAGAGACCGTCTGTAAGTGGCGAAGAAGCTCCACCAGGCTTTACACTGCCACTAAGCAGAGCAGCTAGTGGATCATTCATCCCGCCAGAAGGAGGCGCAACAGCACCTGCCGCAGCAGTAGGCTGTGGAGCTTGAGACTGACCAACAGCTTGTGCTAGGCCAGCCTCTAGTGGAGCACGTTGGCCCTGAGGAATGCTACCAGGTTGAATTGCGGCAGACAGATCAGAAGGTGTAGCAGCCATACTAAGCTACCTGCTTAGGGCCACTGCCCAATAG